CGACAGAAGTCAGTGCACTCACTGGCTTCCTGTCTACTTTGTCTACTCAAATCAAGGCTGATGTCAACATGGCTCCGGTGCTCGATTATGCTCACTCAGCAATGTCATCAAAGTTTGATGCATATATGTCAGCTATCGCACCAACAGCACCCAACCAGTTTCACCACGTATACGACTGGGGAAGAATCGGTGTGCCGCAGAACCAGCTTTGGAAGAATGTAATCCGAGGGCGTGGAGCCAACAAGTATGCTTCATTTGAATTCAGAGCGTCTGTGCTGCCTGTGCCACTACCAGAAGGAAATAAGAAGCCTTTCATGCGCAAGCACAGATTCATCTACAAGGCTATGATCATGGAATACAACATCGGCGTCACAGTGAAGCCTAAGAGAGCTAAGATGCTTGCATTCCCTAACGAACGTGGAGACATCATTTTCACAAAGGGTCCAGTGTTCGTGCAAAATCCCGGTGGAATGGGAACAACTGGTGCTTTCACCGCTGCATGGTCCAATTGGTGGGGTGGAGCAGGAGCAGACCAAGTATTTAAGAGCGAAATTCAGCGTGTACTAGAAAGAGATCTCGGTGGTAGTGCTCTATCAAGATTTATGAGAAGATTCAAGAAGGCAAAGTTCCGAACAGGACGAATTGCTGTAGCGGATTCAAAGTCAGCAATGGCAGATGGCTCACGACTAGCCCTTGAATTCCTACAGGAAAGAAACAGAAAGAACGAAGCGAGGAGGAAGGCACAATGACATACGACATTACAGCGACGCACGCACTCAATAAGTTTCTCGTTGATCAGCTAAGTGGAGAGAATCTAATTGATCTTACAAAGTACAATGGTCTATCACCATTCATTCCGGCGCAGCAGCAGCCAGAGCTTACAAACCTGCCCTCTGGTGTTCCGTTCTTTGTTTACAATTACGCATCCAATGGCGAATACGAAGACTGGTGGCTTGAGCATGAGCAGGCTGCGTACATTATCTACTCTGACAATGAGAAGCAGATCAGACAGATCTCTAACTATCTGAATCAACTACTCAAGAGATACGACTGGACAGCAGATGACATCAATGATTATCTAAGAGAGTTCGGAACCACAGAGCAAAAGAAGTTTGAATTCAAGTACACCAGAGTAATCAGCATGGCGTCAATCGAACCGGCAACAGAAGAAGGCGGAAGATATGCAGGATCAATCACTGTAAATCTATGCTTCACCTCTCAGTTGAACCAAGAGGGTATGCGAGTCTAACGCATTCGCATGATAATCAATCTTCATATACTATGAAGGCAATTGAGGAAGTGTGTCTAGCCAGCACAAACGATATACTTTTTCAGAAAAGAGGTGAAAAGCAAATATGACGTACAAGGTTAAGAACATTATCATCGGTGCCGCTGCCGTTTACCTTTCAGCAGAAGACTCTACTGAATGGACCAGCGCACCTGCCCTTCCAACCGTATCCGGAACTGGTAGCTATGTTCCTGCGCTAGATGGATCTGCCAACTGGCGACACACAGGATTTACCAGTGAGGGTGTTGAGGTTTCTTACGAGCCAGACTACGGTGAGGTAGAGGTTGACCAGCTCCTTGACTCCGCGAAGCTATTCAAGCAGTCCATGCGAGTTATGGTAAACACCACCTTCTCCGAGGCAACTCTTGAGAATCTTCTAGTCGTTTGGGGACAGCAGAATGATACCTACGACACCACTGCAACTGAGGAAACTCTAGCTATTGCAGCAGGTTCTCTAGGAGACGAGCCAACCGAGCGTTCCGTAGCATTCGTTGGTCCTGCGCCACGAGCTGATGCAGGAACTAAGCGAGAGCGTATTTACCACGTAAGACGTGCTCTATCAATCGAGTCTTCTTCTCACTCACTGAGGAGAAATGAGGCCACGGTATTCCCAGTCTCATTCCGTCTACTTCCAGATCCAAGCTTCTCAGGACAGGAATACGGTGTGATCAAGGACAGGAACATCGCCTAATACAACGACTTTCAGCGTTAGCCCCCGAAAGGGGGCTTTCGCATTTTGGATTGTGACAATCCGTTGATATAATGATGTCAAACACTAGGAGGAAAATTGGCAACAAGCGTATACACCACAGAGGAGATCCTTCTCCAGGATGGTGAAGAAGTAACTCTTAAGCCTCTGAACATTAAGAACCTTCGCAAGTTCATGAAGAAGTGGAAGGAACTTGGAGAGGTTAAGGAAGAGGATGACGTAGTAGACTTCATCATTGATGCTGCAAAGATTTGTCTATCAAGTCTTTACCCAGAGTATGAAGATGATGAGAAGTATGAGGAAGCTGTGGACATTCCAACTGTTCACAAGATTATCGAAATTTGCGCAGGAATCAAGCTGAATGACCCGGAACTGGAAGCCGCAGCGAAGGCGGCGATGATGACGGCGACGGCGGCTGGGACAAACTAGACCTAGCCAAGCTTGAAGCCGAGCTATTCTTGCTCGGTATTTGGAAGAACTTCGAAGAAATGGAAGAGAATCTAACACTGGCCGAACTTCAATCACTTCTGGAATCTAAAAGAGATCAGGATTACCAGAAGAACAAGTTCGCAGCGGCCCTAAAGGGAATCGATCTCGAAGACCCTACTGATAGTACGGCGACCACGTTTGAAGATATCAAGCGTCGTGCAGAAGCCAAGAATCAGGGGGTCTCTCCAGAGACCCTTGAATTTGCCGAAATCGGCATTGGAATTCTGGAAGAAGGTGACTGACAATAGAGAACATTAACATCCGCTTTACTGGTACTGCGGACTTTAGACAGGCCACAACTCAGGTTGAGGCACTTAACGCTCAGCTTGCTGCTATGCAGGCTCAGCTATCTAGAGCTGCCGTTCCAGCGATTGCGGCTGGATTTAGAAATAACGTTCGTGGTCTTGGCAACATGTCTGTTGAGACAATGCGCGTTACCTCCGCATCTGAAATGTACACTAAGGCATTGCAGAAGCAGGATGTTACTCTTCGTCAGTCACTAAGAAATCGTCAGACTTTTAATCAGGTTCTCCGTGAGCAGTATGCATTGAGCAGGGCTGCCGCTGTACAGTGGACAACAAATTCACGCGGCGGCAGCACTCTCGATCTTATCGTGCCTAGGGACGCTCCAGCACGCCTAGGTAATTTCAGACAAACGCTGGCGCAGGTGCGTGCCGGTACTGTTTCCATGAATGTCGCACTGGGCGAGATGGCCATTAAGATGGGTCTCGTGAGCCAGGTTGCCAACTCCGCAGCAGCGAATATGATCAAGTGGGGTAAGAATACTCAGTGGGCTGGTCGTCAGCTAATGGTTGGTTTGACGATGCCTGTTCTTGCGGCCGGTGCTGCAATGGGTAAGCTTGCATATGACGTAGAATCTCAGATGACTCGTATCAATAAGGTATACGACTTCTCTGTCACCAAGGATCAGAACGCAGCAAAGAATGCACAAGAAACTTCAACCCTAAGAGCTAATTCTATGAGGGCTGCCAAGACTGCTGCTGAGCAGTATGGTGCATCAATGAAGGATACTCTAAGCGTAGAGGCAAACCTAGCGGCGACCGGTGAAAAGGGCAATGAGCTAATTGGTAAGACCACCGAGGTTATGCGTCTTGCAACTCTTGGTGAAATGGATTACCAGAAGGCCCTAGACACAACTATCACCTTGCAGTCTGTTTATGGGCAGAATACAAGCCAGCTAGCTGAATCCTTCAATTACATGAACGCGGTGGAGAATGCAACTTCTCTATCTATCGAAGACTTCTCTAAGGCTATTCCAAAGGTCGCTGCACCTATGAAGACGCTGGGCGGTAGCCTACAAGACGTTGGTACGTTGCTTGTTGCTATGCGTGCGCGTGGTATTAACGCAGTCGAAGGTGCTAACGCAATTAAGGCGTCATTCACACGAGTCCTAAAGCCTACAAAGCAGGCTAAGGATATGTTTGAGCTGCTTACCAAGCAGTCACTAACAGAGCTAACTGACAAGACAAACGGTGAGGTAATCCCGACATTCGTGGCTCTAAATAAGGCGACTGAAAATCTAAGGGGTAAGAATCGTCAGGCTCTCTTTGCAGCCCTATTCGGAACCCAGCAAACTACCCGACTACAGGCCATTGTTGAAGAAATGGGTAATCTTGAGGATGAAACAACTCAGGTTGGTAAGGCTTACAAGATTGCCGGACAGGAACAGCAGCAGTGGGCAGATAGCGCAAGCCGAGAGATGGAAGCGCTACAGAAGTCTGCGTCTGGACGACTAAAGATCGCAATTGAATCTCTAAAGGTTCAGCTAGCAGAAGCCGGTAAGCCGTTCCTTGAGGTTGCTGGCTACATTGTCGGCGCTGTAACAAAGATCGTAAAGGCATTCAATGATCTTCCTGGACCTGTAAAGACCTTCGCTTCAATTGCAGTTATCACTGGTGCTATCGCCGGTCCGATCATTATGCTTGCCGGTCTATTCGGTAACCTTCTTGGTCAGGCTCTAAAGCTCGGTGCTGGAATGCTCGGCCTTGTATTTAGATTCCGAGCGCTTCTACCAGAACAGGTTGCAGCACGTCTTGCCTCTATGCAGGCTGGACAGGCGGCACAAACACAGGCTGGTCAAATTGCATCTCTAACCGCAGTCATCAATGAACTAACAATGGCTCTGACAAGAGCTACGGGTGCTCAGGTTGGATTGAACAATGCACAGGCCAGAGGTGGACTAGGTGTACGTCAAGGAACGGTTTCTGGAGCGCCTATTCCAACAACTACGCCAACTCCTACTCCTGCTACTCCTGCCGTTCAGGGTCCAATTGTTGCGACTGGTGCAGGATACCGTGACGCAACTGGTAGAACTCTTACTCAGGCTGAGGTTAGAAATTGGCAGGCGGCTCAGGCTTCCGCAGCAAGCATTAATCAGAATGCAGCCAGAACCAGAAGATCATGGCAGCAGATGGGAAGCAGCTTCCAGAATGTAGCTATTGCAGCAGGATTTATGGGAGTTATGGCTTCCGATGCTGACAGTATGATGTACACAGTTTCCCAGATTGCAATTGGCGCGGCGCTAATTGGTCCAATGCTTCTAGGTCCAGTAATGAAGTTCGGTTCAGCCGTTAAGACTGCCGTTCTTCCTGCCCTTTCTTCAATTGGCTCAGCAGCCGGTTCAATGTTTGGTGGAATTGCTGCTCGTGGAGCAACAGCATTCAGATCAATTGGCGCTTCAATGGCAGGCCCAATTGCAGCAATGGGTGGTATGTCTGCGATCATGGGAACAATGCTGGCAGCCGCCCTTGCCATTGGTGCAGCTTGGTACATCATTAATAAGAACATTGCAGCCTCTCGAAAGGAACAGGAGAACGTTGCAAAGTCTGCCGACGCGTGGGCAAAGACTCTAGGATTTACTTACACCGAGCAGCAGAAGATTGTTGCCACAAATTCAGAGAATCTAAAGTCCATGAATGACCGCATGAACGAATTCAAGAAGAACAGCAAGGACGCATACAACGACATGCAGAAGTATTACGATGCGTCAAAGGCTGAGAAGTGGGCTCGTGCTATTGAAGAGGGAACAAAGGTTCGTCTTCACGGTGGAACAGTAAGCGCGGCGCAGGAAGCTACCCGAGTAGCCCTTGCAATCATGGGTGAGAAGTTCTCCAATGCACAGTTCCAGTCCGAGCTAAAGGTTAAGATCGACTTCGAGGATGTAGAAGACGTTGTAAAGAAGCGTCTAAAGGATGCTGCAACTGACTTCTCTGATGCTGCTAATCTAAAGTTTGATCAGAGCGGATCTGAGAGCTTCGCTCGATTCTTCGCTAATCCTTCTACTATTCAGCAGAAGGCCGGTGAGCAGGTAAGGCAGAATGCTAAGGATCTATGGGACATCTACGACAACACCCAGGACTCCGAAAAGAAGAAGGTCTTTGACAAGATCAACGAGACGGTAAACAGTGAATCACTAAGCCTATTCAAGAAGTACAAGGAAAAGTATTCCAAGGACTTCAAGAAGATGGGAATTGAGACATTCGCTGACTGGACCGAATACCTACAGAAGAACGCAAAGGATGGAATTGCGGACTACGAGATGGGTAAGCTTGGTATGTCCGAAGCGGAGATCCACCGTACACAGCGTGCTCTTGATGCAATGAAGGGATTCAATAAGGAATTCGCAGACATGCAGGGTATTCCAAAGGGCAAGGCGACTGACCAGTTCGGTGACCTTGCTAAGTACATGCCTGAATTGCAGAAGATGGAAAAGCAGCTTTGGTCCGTAAAGCAGGCCGAGGACGGATACTACTCTTCTCTACGTGAGCGTAGCAGGGCCGGTGTCGAAACAAGCGATGCTGAGAAGCTAAACATCATGAACATGTACCGTCGTATGGCGGGACTTGAGGATGCCACAAAGCTAGAGGATGGATTCAAGAAGTCTCTCGACAAGTCAACAGTTTCTCTTGCTGAAAACATGGATGCATGGGAAGCCAACTCTGACAACGTTGATCAGTTCGTCAGCGCCTACAAGGACACTTTCGCGAATACTCAGGATGAGATGCTAGGGCGTGCTGAGGAATTGATGAATCAGCAGATGGAAGCTGAGATCGACGGCATTAACAACAATGCAGACAGGCGCTCCAAGGCCCTGGATGCGGCACAGGAGAGAGCAGACGACAGATTCGACGCACGTCAGGAAAGAACTGAAAAGCGTTTCGAAGCCAAGCAGGAAGCTCTTGACAAGAAGTACGAGAAGAAGCAGAAGGCGTTTGATAACAGGTGGGAGTCCATCATGGATAACCACGACAAGAAGTGGGACAAGCGCACTGATCAGACCAACAAGTATTATGACGCTCGAATCAAGAAGATTCAGGATGCAATTAAGGCAGAGGAAGATGCCGAGGCAACCCGTCAGAAGATCTTTGAGGCTGAGAAGACTCGTATTCAGCGTGCTGCCGAAATGGCCAACATGGGCATTGACTTCAATGTTGCAATTAACTCAGGTAATCTAGATGAGGCTGCAAAGATTGGTAACAACATGCAGGCCAACCTCGACTCTTGGGCAACTGAGGATGCCGCAGCAGCTAGCCAGTCTGCATCTGACAAGAAGGTTGAGGGACTTAACAAGCAGGTCACTTCACTTGAAGCCGAGAGAGATCGTCGTCTCAAGGTTATTCAGCAGATGGAAGAGGCTGAAAAGAAGCAGCTAGAAAAGCGTAAGGAGCGTGAGCAGGAGGCTCTAAACGCTCAGCGTGAAGCTGCCAATAAGTCTTTGCAGATTGCTCGTGAGCGTGCCAACAAGCAGATCCAGATTGAGCGTGAGGCATACAACAAGATGATTCAGGCTCAGCGCGAGGCTCTACAGAAGGAGACTCAGGACAAGATCAAGGCCGTCCAGAGAAAGTTCGAAAAGGCCAAGTGGGGAATTGAGCAGGAGCTTGCGACTCTAAAGGCATTTGTTCCACGTAACAAGAAGGAGCTTGACGCTCATATCAAGAAGGTTGAAGAGGCATACAAGAAGTATGGTGTCAACCTAAAGGGTAAGGGTGACGACTGGAGCAAGTACATCAAGGAGAGCCTGAACAAGAATATTAAGACCGCCGCATCCAATCTAAAGAACACAATTGCGTGGGACAAGATTGGTAAGGCTGTTGCGAACGAAATCACCGAGGGTGCATTCGGTCTAACAATTGGTCAGTTCTCAACTTGGGTATCTAAGGGAACACTTCCAAAGTCTGGAATCAATGAGAAGTCTGGAAAGAACAAGGCTCTAGATTCTCACCACGAGGGTGGACTTATTGGAGGAAAGGCCGGTGGATCTGGTAGAACTGGTTACTCAGGTAGCCGTGCTCATTCAGAGGTAGACATTCGTGCCAAGAAGGGCGAGTTCATGATGAAGAACAAGGCTGTGCAGAAGTACGGTACTGACTTCATGGAGAACCTAAACAATGGAAACCTAGAGCCTGGAATTGGTGGATACGGAGACAGCATGGGTATCGCTGGTGTTCTCGGTGCTGGTATGGCCGGAATGATGCAGGCTATCATTCAGGAAGGTATTCAGCAGGGTGCTCAGCAGGCCATGATGATGGGCCTTGATGGAAATGCAATTGCAGGCGCGGCGGGAATGTACGGTGGTATTGGTCTAAGCGCAGAGCAGATGAAGAATGCAGCAACCATTATTGGTGTAGGTAAGGGAATGGGTGCAAATCAGAATGACCTTATCGTTTCCATTATGACCGCTATGCAGGAGTCCACTCTACGCAACCTAAACTACGGTGACCGTGACTCCCTTGGTCTATTCCAGCAGCGTCCAAGTCAGGGATGGGGAACAAAGGAGCAGATTCTAAATCCTTCCTACGCAGCCCGTAAGTTCTTCGAGCATCTTCTTGCGATGAAGGGAAGAGGAAAGCTCAGCCTAACTCAGCAGGCTCAGGCAGTTCAGCGTTCTGGATTCCCTGGTGCATATGCTAAGTGGGAGCAGATGGCTCGTCAGGTTGTTGCGGCAACTACATTCCAGGCTCTTACTGGTAATGGCGGATTCCGTCGTCCAGTAAACGGTCCAGTATCTAGAACATACGCAAACCACAGCAACCTTCCAAGAGCTACTGACTTCGGCGTTGGCGTTGGAACTCCAGTTATGTCTGCAATGAATGGTATTGTTCAGACTTCTGCTGACCTAAGAGGAAATGGAAATGGTGGATACCGTTCATATGGTAGATACATTGTTGTCGCCAACGGAATGGACAGAACGCTTTATGCTCACCTTTCCAGCAGAAGCGCTAAGGTTGGACAGAGTGTTCGTGCTGGACAGCTACTTGGTTACTCTGGTAACACAGGTAATTCAACTGGTCCTCACCTTCACTTCGAAACATGGCGTAATGGGCAGACTGTTCCACCAGGCACCTTCGGAATTCCTGGTCTTGCAGTCGGTGGAAAGATCAAGTATGACAACACCATTGCTAACCTTCACAAGAATGAGGCAGTTCTAACAGCTCCACTAACCTCTAAGCTAGAGAATGGAATTGACAGAATTGACTCTGGAGGCGGTAACACTTACAATTTCAATATCAATGCTGAGGCAATCAATACTGAGATTGACTTTGAAAAGGTTGTTACCAAGGTTCTTAACAAGGTTGAGAGCAACAGAGGAAGGAGCAGGGTGGTCAAGTGATTCTACCAAAGCCAAGACTGATGCGATGGGCTAATAATGCCGTCACGGATCATAACCGTGGAGAGCTGTCAGTTGACGTTGAACGAATTGAAAAGAAGCAGCGCATGGTGGACGGCACGATGCGAAAGTACATTGTTGCTGACAAGCGTACTTTCAATGTGTCATGGCAGAACCTTCCACACTCCGCAGCCTTTACAGTTGATGGCTTCTGGGGAGCCAATGAAATTAAGAATTTCTACAACACAAACCCAGGGGCCTTCAATCTTGAATTGAGCTATGGAGACGGAACAGTGGAGACATATTCCGTAATGTTCTCAGACTTCAACAGCAGTCTTGTGAAGCGCGGAGCCTATGACATGTGGGAAGTATCAGTAAGTATGGAGCAAGTATAAAATATGCAGACAACGACATTCTATGTAAACAAGCTACTAAAGGAGGGGCTTGCCGTTACGGCCAAGCCTCTACTTATTGCTGAGTGGAATCACAACAGATATGCCGGAATTCAGACCATTGACAATACTCCTGCCGAATACGATGAGGGTAACGATACTGAATACTACCCAATTGAATCAATCGTTGATCCACTTCGTCCTTCAAAGAAGGGTATTGCAAAGGCACGTGCGGGTGTTGAGGGAACTGTAACCGAATACACAGACAGACCGGCCAACACCAGATTCTACGTAGCAGACTATGATGATGTTTACAAGTATTGGTCAAGCCCGGTGGCAAGTAGCCTCATCAGTGGCCTTAATGGATTTACAAAGACAGTTCAGCCATATGT